CTGAGAACGAAGGTAAAGTATTTCTATACAAGTATGGAAAGAAAATCTTTGACAAACTTACTGCAGCGATGCAACCTGAGTTTGAGGATGAGGAAGCAATCGATCCATTCGATTTCTGGCAAGGTGCTAACTTCAAGTTAAAAGCAAAGAACGTAGCAGGATACAGAAATTATGATAGTTCTGAGTTTGCTGCACAAAGTCCTTTACTTGACGATGATGATGCAATGGAAGCTCTCTGGAAGAAACAATTCTCTCTCGCTGAGATTGTTGCACCAGACCAGTTCAAAACTTACGATGAGTTAAAAACTCGTTTAGATTATGTACTTGGTAACAAGAAGTCCGCTGCACCACAATTCGAGGAAGAGGACATTGATCGTGGAGAAGCAGAAGAGTTAGTAACTGCTGCTGCTTCAAAACCAACTCCTGCTGTAGCAGAAGAAGAGGATGATGCACTATCCTACTTTGCGAAACTTGCAGAAGAATAATTACAAAGTAATTGTGTAGGGGGTCATTTGACCCCCTTTTTTTATGGATTAACTACCTCAGTATTTTCTGTTGCAACCAAATTTGATGTTATGTAATTTGAATTTTTATCATACTTAAGAATATCTCTTAAATCATTAATAAATGTTTGAACATAACCATTTTTTAAAACATCTATTTCTCTTTTTTCCTCATTTTTCTCATACTCATATTCCAAATTAGTTACTGCTCTTGCAATATTATCTGTAGTAACAGTATATTCAGTTTTATCATCGAGTTGTCTATTTCCATCTTGTGAAATCAAATTATATCTGACAGAACCTGATTGTGTTGATGAACCATATATTTTAAAATCAGCATCCACGATGAGATTAGGTGGTAATATCTGACGACCCTGCGTATCTTTTATTTCAAAGGTTTCATAATATTTTATTGCATTCATTTCTGTCTCTGTACCATATTTTTGTAATGCATAATCATAAACTTGATAATCTTGTAATGGCCATTCGTGATTTATATTTGTTAGTCCAGCTACTAATATTACAATATAATCTAATGTTGGATCACCATATAGATACTCAGCAATGGTATCTGGTCTATCCCCGTCTTTCAAAACTAATTTTTGATTTGCGATTGCACCACCTCTTACATAATCCATTAGTTTTGCACTACGAAATATGTTTTTTATAACGATATAATCTCTCGATGAATTTTTATGAGATAGTGGAGATTGATACGCTATATTTGGTAATTCTTTGAAATATCCCATTAATATCCAACTCCTGGTCCTGCTGCCACTTGCATATAATCCTCATGGTAAATTGGATTAAGTTCTTTAAAAGTTAAACTCATTCTAATATTTACTGGAGTACCATCTTCATAAGAAGTGTATGTACCTGCATTTGTGTAGTTAACGCTCATACCTGTTAATGCACATAATTTAAATGCATGTAAAAAAGGATGGTCAACATCATCTTTTAAAAATTTAAGTTGAAAAACATCAGGTGATTGTATGAATATACCTCCAGCAGTTCCATCAAATTCTCCCGCTTTTGGTGCCATAGATGTCTTTAAACGTCTTATAATATCTTTCACAACTGTTGCTTCTTCTGGACTGCGAGGTGAAAATGTGATGCTATATGGAAAAGTTCTTAAGTTAACACCTTGAAATAGTAATTCTAAATTATTATTCAAAATTTGTCCTGTTGAACGAGAAATGACACTTTGTGGACTAACATTAGAACCCAATGCACCTATTGCTGCTCCAGATAATGCTGCTCTTACTGCAGCCTGCGTATCAGACTTCAATCCTGGTATATCAATTCCAGTATTCAATGCAGTAACCGCTGTTTGTGCTAAATTTACTGCATTATCACCAATATTTCCTTGCATAGCTTCTTGTGCAACAGCGAGTGCAGCAAGTTCAAGAGCATTTGCCCTGTCTTCACCCCAAGTTACTGAATTTGAATCACTTAAATCTTGAGGTATAGGTAATTCAATTAAATATTTCATTAATCTGTTTGCATCTTTACTCATTCTTGAGTTTGCATCAGTGACTGAAAATTCAATTCCAGGTTTTTCATCTCCAGTATATGATCCATAACCACCTGGTTTACCATCTTTTATGTTTTGTTTAATTTTTGCTCTATCTGCGGTAGTATAAACACTTACGTTTCCTTCTTTATCTTTTTTAAATAAATTTGTAGGTGTCACTGTTGCTCCAGCACCAGCTTCTGGGGGTTCAAACTTTAAGCATTTTATAACCAGTCTATCACCAGTCCTTTGATTAGGTCCTGATTTTAAGGGATAACTTAAAGGTGGCAATTTTTGATGTAATCTTCTTGGAGTATAACTTTTACCTGCTTTTTTATCTTCAAGTGTTGGTAATTTATTACCTTGCTCCAATGCCATAGTCGCATTATCTTTATACTCTTGTGAAGCATAATATGATTCTTGCTCTTTATAATTTGGAGGAAAATTAGGCATATATAATTTTTTTTAACTATTTAGTATGATTTTGACAAAAGGCAAAGTTCTAAGATCTCTTAATTCCATTTCATCTACTTTATACAAACCACCGACCACTTCTGGGAATGTATATTGCCTCATTTCTCCCCAGTGATAGTTAAGTCCTTTGAATCCCCATTGAAAAACATCAGTCACCGCAACAAGTGGATGTGAGTCATATGCAATACCAGGTGTTTTTGCACGATATACAAAGACGTAAAAATTACCTGCTTCTGGAACATTACTTCCTTCAGTCAATACATCTAATATCTCTGTTGCTAAATCATCTGGATTTTCATTACCAACTAGATTTTTCATTATTGGATCTAATCTGCTCATATGTCTAACTCTTTTTCTGTGATTACTTTAAACTCCCACATCCTGTCAGCACAATACTCTCTTGCTGCTTTCCATTTTGCCTGATTTCTAGCGTATTCAAAAGCTTCACGAATATAACCTTTAGTTTGTCTTTTTGGTTTTTTAGGTTTAGTTGTTTGTTTTAGTGGTTTTACTTCAATCAGGTATCTTTTTATTTTACCTGTGTTCTCTTGAACTTTGATATAAAAATCTGGAAAGTATCTATGCACTCGACTATCGTGAGGTGAGATATATGGAAGAGCAATCTCTTCACTTCCCCATTCAAGAATTTTAGTATTTTTATCACAATACACCATAAACTTTCTTTCCCAAAGTGATCTGTAAATAATATTAGTTGGATCACCTTTATATTTTCTAGGAAAGGATGGATAGTATTTTCCCCTATAAGCCATCTAAATAACTATACTATAGAAGTATTTAGAGTGCCAGCACCAAGACCAAGAGGAATATCAGATATAATGCCTAAGTTACAGAATGTAGCTCAGACATCTCAGTTTTTAGTTAAATTTGTTTTGCCAAGAGGTGATTGTCGTAGATTTTTAAGACAGAAAGGTGTAAATGATCGTTTTGTAGCAGATAATGTAGGATTACTTTGTAGTGATGCAGTTTTGCCAGGAAGTGCGATGGCAACTCTTAATACTGCTGGTGATTATCAAGGTGTTATTGAAAGATTTGCTCACACAAGAAATTTTACACAAATTAATTTTGATTTTTATGTTGATAATGAATATAAATCATTAAAATTTTTAGAGCATTGGATGGAATTTATATCAAGTGGATCAATTTCTGACCCTTCATCTGATACATATCACTTTAAAATGAAATATCCTGATGAATATAAATCTAATGATACAAGAGTTGTAAAATTTGAAAGAAATCATTTCCAATTTTTAGAGTATAGATTTGTAGGGATGTTTCCATTGTCTCTCAATTCTACACGAGTATCATACCAAAATTCACAAGTATTAAAAGCAACCGCAACATTTAGTTTTGATCGATATATTTGTGGTGAAACTAGTTCTCTTGCAAGAGCTTTAGGATTAGATTTAAATAATCAAGCTTCAAGAAATAGGAATGCATCAGCTAGACAAACTGAGTTAAATAATAATAGTTTGTCTAGAATAATGAATGATAATTTAGCATTACTAAATGAAGGAACACAATATAGAAACTTACCTGCAAATTTAGTGCAGGGTGGATTAACAAGAAGATTTGGTACAAACACTACTTTATTTAAAGAATCTGACTTTAGTTCGTAAAATACCTTTCAAAAATACCTATAAATAATCATACTGAAGTGCTGTAATTATTATGCCTTTACCAACCATATCAACTCCAACGTATGAGTTGACTTTACCATCATCTAATAGAAAAATTAAATATCGTCCTTTTTTAGTTAAAGAGGAGAAAATTTTAATTATAGCGATGGAATCCCAAGATACAAAACAGATTGCGAGAGCAGTTAAAGATGTTTTAGCAAAATGTATATTAACAAAAGGAATCAAAGTTGATAAACTCGCAACTTTTGATATTGAATATTTGTTTTTAAATATTCGTGGTAAATCTGTGGGAGAACATATTGAAGTGATGGTCACTTGCCCAGATGATGGAAAAACACAAGTTCCAATGTCAATCAATATTGACGATATAAAAGTTCAAAAAGATAAAAATCACTCTCCTGACATAGTTCTAGATGATACTTATACTTTAAGAATGAAATATCCTTCCTTAAACGAATTTATTAAAACAAACTTTGATCAAGTTGAAAATATGAAAGTTGATGACACATTTGATTTAATTTCATCTTGTATCGATCAAGTATATTCTGAAGAAGAAACTTGGTCTCATCAAGAGTGTACCAAGAAAGAACTATCTGATTTTGTTGAATCACTTAATTCAAGTCAATTTAAGATGGTTGAAAGTTTTTTCACATCAATGCCAAAATTATCTCATATTGTTAAAGTTACAAATCCAAACACAAAGGTTGATAATGAAATTAAACTAGAGGGGCTGCAGAGTTTTTTCGGATAAGTATGGCACACGAGGATCTTGTGTCATACTATAAGTTAAACTTTTCTTTGATGCAGCATCATAAATATAGTTTAACTGAACTTGAGAATATGATTCCTTGGGAAAGAGAAATTTACATTTCACTTTTGCAACAATACATTGAAGAGGAAAATCTAAAAGCACAACAAGAACGTAATGGATGAGGAACAAGGTTTAGTATCACCAATAGCAGGAGGCATTAGAGGTATTAGAAGAAGTGTATCTTCCAGTATCTTCACAGGTCGTGCTGTTCCACCACCAGCTCAACCAGATCCCCAAACAACAAGTTTATTAAGTCAAAATTCACTCTCCCTAACAAACGTATCATTACAATTATCGTCAATATCAGCACAGATAGGTCAATTAAATGGTTCTCTTGAAACTATTAAACAGAATTTAGCAATAAGTGATCAATTAGACAGACAAAGAGAAGCAGCAAAACAAAAAAGGGAAGCAATATTAGCAGAGCAAGGATTAAGAGAAGGAAAGGAATCAGAATTAGAAAGAAAAATACAAACTGCTTTACTTTCTCCAGTAAGAAGAGTTGCAACTTTTGCTAGAGGTATATTGAGTAGATTAGGTGAGTTCTTGTTTATTCTCACTGCAGGATGGTTGACAGATAAAGTTTTATCCTTTATAAGATTATCATCAGAGGGGAATGTTGATAAATTAAATGAATTTAAAAGAAAATTTTTATTCGATCTCGCAATATTAGGTGGTATTGGTTTAACACTAACAATTGGTTTGTCAAAATTAGTTGCAACAATCGGTTCTATTGCAGGACTTGCACTTAAATTTGCCTTTTCAACATTATTAGTTGCACCATTTAAAGCAGCATTAAATTTTATAAGATTTAATATTGATAATTTTAGAAAGAATTTTTTCAGATATGCACAACAATTAGTTACAAAAGGACCACGAAAACTTTTAGGAGGATTATTTACTCCAGCACTAGGTATAGGTGGTGCATTATTATTTCCTAAACAAATTAGAAATTTCTTTAAATCAAAGTTTGGACAGAAAGTAACTGGTGAAGCAGTGGAGGGTGTTACTAAAACTGGTGCTAAAACTGGTGCTAAAGGTTTTTTTAAATCAATACCATTTCTGTCGGTATTATTTGAAGGTGTTGATAGTATATTTAACTTTAAAAGAAGAAAGAAAGATGGTCAAACAACAAAAGAAGCTGCTTTCGGATCTGGTGGAGGATTTATAGGAGGTCTTGGTGTAACATTGGCTGGTATGCTTTTAGCACCAGAATTATTTTCAAGTATTATAGGTGGTATTGGTTTAGCCATATTATCAATATTTGGTTTCAATGTAGGTGAAATAATAGGTGATACTTTATCAGGACTAAAAAATAAACAAAAGAATGACCCAACTTATGGCACTGATTCTTCAGGAGAAACACAATTTGAAGCTGTTGAAAAAAGGGCAGATGGTGGTCCTGTTACTGAAGGTAAACCTTACATTGTAGGAGAAAGAGGACAAGAATTATTCACTCCTGATGTATCTGGAATGATAACACCTTTAAACTTGAAAAAAGATTCAAAAATATCAGACCTTATATCATCATTCGAGCAATCAGCAGAGGTCACAGTTATTCCTTTAAATGCTTCGGAGAAAGGAATGCCAGCGAGTGCAACTATGACAAAAACTTCAAAATCTCCAAGTGATTCCTTACCCAATATCCCATCCTCTGATTTTGCAAATAATTTCATAGGATTTTCAGAATCTGTTTATAATGTGGTGGTATAATGTCTATTAAAAAAAGGAGAGATTCATTACTAAAATCTTCAATCAGTATTAATTCAATAAGAAATTCAGTATCAAACTTTACAAAAGGTTTGATTAGTTCAAGAGAGACCGCATCTGAAATTGTAAAAAAAACAAATGAAAATAATAAATTTAAAAGAACATTAATAGGTAAGGATAATAGTTTTTTTGCTAAGAGAAGAGAAAATGCAAGAAGAAGACAGAGAGAAGATGAATTAGAAGCATCAACCGTTCAGGGAACAACAAAAAGACAAGGAAATGTTGTTTCGAGAAGTACAAAAGGTTTTCTTGGTAGAATACTAGATTTCTTTGGCATTGTATTGATAGGATGGTTTGTTAATACTCTACCTCAAATTTTAAAATCTATTCAGGGATTGATAAAAAGAATACAAGGAGTGATATCTATTCTTACTAATTTTATGAATAGTATAGGAGATTTTCTAATATCTATAGGACAGGGAATATCAGGAGCAATACTTAAATTAACTACAGGTATAGATTTAGGATTATTAAAAAGACAAAATGAAGAAAGTCTTGAATCTGCAAATAATAATATGAATAAAGTTAGAAAGGATATGTTGACAACTGGTATTCTTTATAATAATCCTGCTAATGCTGGTTTGGAAGATTATTCAGGAGAAACTTTAATTAAAACACCTTTAGATGATGAAAATGAAAAGAAAGAAGATAATGAACCAGAAGAGCAGAAATCAACATCAGATAAAAATGTAGAAGGTAGGGATGATGAAAAGAATACTCAGAACTTTGAACCTGTAAATCAAAGAAATTCAGAAACTAAACCACAAAAAGAGGATGATCCAAATAATCAAAACTTGATTCAAGGATTACAAGATGATAAAGAAGTGAAAGAAAAAAAATCAGAAGAAGCTCAGAGTAAAGGTGAGACCATTGATGAAAGAAATGATGAAAATGATTTAGATAAGAATAAAAAAACTGATGAAGCAGGACTTTTATCAGGTGTTAAAAATTTTATGACAAGTTTTTTAGGTGGAGAAGGACAACAACAAGCAAATAAACAAAAATTAGAGTCAGATGATAAAAAAGATAATAGTTCAATTTTAAGTGGATTCAAAGCAAATTTAGAGAAATTAAAAACTCTTGATATAGCTAATGCTAA